CGTTGACGTTGCTCAACAGCAAGGACTTTCTCGCTCTGGAACAGGACAGCGACGGGCTGCTCACCCAGATAGAGAAAAACAAGGAAGCCGACATCCACGACACGGCGAAGAACCTCGCTGAGTACGCCCGGCGCAGCAGCACGATCACCTATGTCTTGCTGCTGGGTGGTTCGACGCTGGCCTTGCTATTGACCTGGCTCGTCAGCTATTCCATTCGCGTGCCGCTCAACCGCGTTCGCGTGGCGGTGGACGAGTTGGCGTCCGGCAAGCTGGACGGTCAGATCCCCCACACCGATCTACGCAACGAAACCGGCGATCTGGCGCGGGCCATTGCCACACTGCAGGTGGAGGCTTGTCAGCTTGAACGCCAGCGCTGGGTGAAAACGCACGCCTCGCTGCTTCAAGTGGATCTGCAGCAGGCCGAGACGCCGCAACAATTGGCCCAGGCTTTTTTCAGTCGCATCGCGCCCCGGTTGGGCATGTGCCAGGGGGCGCTTTACGTGCTATATGAAGGCGAGTCACGCCTGCAATTAGTCGGCGGTTACGCGCTGGACAGTGCGCACCCTCTGCCCACTGAGCTTGAACTCGGTGAAGGGCTGCTTGGCCAGTGCGCACTGGATCGCCAACCCCGTCTGCTTGAGGATCTGCCCGAATCGTTCTGGCATGTGCGCGCGCAGTTGGGCGCAGCTGCTGCCAGCCATCTGATGGTGCAACCGGTGCTGCGTGGCGAGCGCCTGCTCGGGGTTGTGGAAATGGCTGGGTTCCGGCCGCCGGAGGAAAACGAAGCGTTGCTTTTGCAAGAAGTCCTGCCGAGGCTGGCCGGGGCCATGGCCATCATGGAGCGCAGCGAGGCGGCCAAGGCGCTGCTGCAGGAAACCCGTCGTCAGGCGGACGAAATGGGCGCGCAAACCTTGTTGCTGGAACACCAGGCCAGTGAGTTGGAGACCCAGCAGGCGGCACTGCGCGCCACCGAAGCGTGGTATCGCGGCATCATCGAGGCGGCGCCGGACGGCATGCTGGTGCTGGGGGCCGACGGCAACATCCTGATGACCAATCCGCAAATGGACAGCCTGTTTGGTTATGCACCTGGAGAGTTGATTGGCGCCAGCATCGAGCGTCTGGTGCCGCAGCCTGCCCGCGAACGGCATGTCCGGTTGCGCGACGGTTTCATTGCCAGCGGCGGAACCCGGAAGATGGGCGGCGATCTGGATGATCTGAGCGGGGTGCGGAAGGACGGCAGTCTGTTCTCCGTGGAAATCGGCCTATCCCATCTGCCGCGTCTGGAGGGTCGGGGTGTCTGCGTCTGCGCCTCGGTGCGCGACGTCAGTGATCGCCGGGCGATGGAAGCCCGGCTGCGTACCGCCAGCGATCGCCTGAACCTGGCGCAAGAGTCCGGTGACATCGGTTTGTTCGACGTTGATCTGGTCAGCGGCACAAACTACTGGACACCCCAGCTCGAAACCCTGTTCGGGCTGGAGCCCGGCGGATTTGGCGGCACGTTGGCGCACTGGCAGGCGCTGGTGCATCCAGAAGATGTGGCGCGGGTCAGCAGTACGTTTGAGAGTGCCGTTCAGAGTGATGATGATCGCGTCGAATTCGACTTTCGCATCGTGCGCAAAAACGATGGGCAGGTGCGCACGTTTCGCTCGCTCAACCGGTTCTCACGCACAGCGGACGGCAAGCCATTGCGCGCAACCGGCATCAACATCGACGTGACGGCATTGGCAGAGGCCAGGGCGACGGCCGAAGAAGCCACTCAGGCCAAGAGCGAGTTTCTCGCCAACATGAGCCATGAGATCCGCACGCCAATGAACGCAATCATCGGCATGAGCCACCTGGCGCTGCGGACCGAACTGGACAATCGCCAGCGCAACTACATAGAAAAGGTGCACCGTTCGGCGGAGAACCTGCTGGGGATCATCAACGACATCCTCGACTTCTCCAAGATCGAGGCCGGCCGGATGAGCCTCGAACAGGTGCCTTTCCGCCTGGAAGACGTGCTCGACAGCTTCGCCGCCATGATTGGCCTGAAGACCGAGGACAAGGGCCTGGAGTTGCTGTTCCAGATCCCGCCCGACTTACCCACGGCCCTGCTCGGCGATCCCCTGCGGCTGGGGCAGGTGCTGATCAACCTCGGCAACAACGCGACCAAGTTCACCGAGTACGGCGACATCGTCGTCGGTGTGGAGGAAATCAGCACGCACACGGATAGCGTCCAGCTACATTTCTGGGTGCGCGACACCGGCATCGGCATGACCGTCGAACAGTGTTCACGTATGTTCCAGTCGTTCAGTCAGGCGGACACTTCGATCACCCGCAAATACGGCGGCACCGGTTTGGGATTGTCTATCTCCAAGAAGCTGGTGGAGCTGATGGCCGGCCGGATCTGGGTCGAGAGCGAGCCGGGAGTTGGCTCCACGTTCCACTTCCAGGTACAGCTCGGCGTGCAGCAAGACGTTCAGCCGCGTTGTATGTTCAAGGCTGACGAGCTGTTGGGCATGCGCGTGTTGGTCGTGGATGACAACGCCAGTGCCCGTGAAATCCTCTCGGGCATGGCGCGCAGTTTTGGCCTGGAAGTGGATGTCGCGCAGGGCGGCAGTCTGGCGCTGCGCATGTTGGCCGACGCCGAGCAAAAGGCGCTGCCTTACGATTTGGTCTTGATGGACTGGCGGATGCCCGGCATGGATGGCATGGAAGCCGTGAGCAGAATGCATTCTGCCAGCCTGATGCATACGCCATCGGTCATCATGGTCACCGCGTTTGGCCGCGAAGAGGCGCGCGAGGAAGCCGAGCGCCAGGGCATCCGCCTGCCGGTGGTGCTGACCAAACCGGTCACACCGTCCTCTCTGCTCGAAGCCATTGGTGGGGTGCTGGGCAAAGGGCTGCAGGGCGACACCCGGGCCGGAGAGCGCTCCCAACACAATGCCAGTACCCTCGCCAGCCTGAATGGTGCGCGGCTGCTGCTGGTGGAAGACAACGAGCTCAATCAAGAGCTGGCTTGCGAACTGCTGGAGAGTGTCGGAATCAGCCTGCGGTTGGCCTGGCACGGCCAAGAGGCCCTGGACATCCTCGCCGAGGATACTAACTTCGATGGCGTGCTGATGGATTGCCAGATGCCAGTGCTGGACGGCTACTCCGCCACCCGGCGGATTCGCCAGCAGCCGCGCTTCGACGCCTTGCCGGTGATCGCCATGACCGCCAACGCCATGGACGGTGACCGCGAGAAAGCGCTGAGCAGTGGCATGAACGACCACATCTCCAAGCCACTCGATGTCCAGGCCATGTTCGCCACCCTGGCGAAATGGATCAAGCCACGGCTGGTCCAAGCATCGCTGAATGCAGGCCAGGTAGATGGACTGCCCGATCGTCTCGAAGGCATTGATATGGATGCCGGCCTCACCACTTGCATGGGCCGTCGTGATCTCTACTTACGCTTGCTCTGCAAGTTTCGCGACACTCAGAAAGGCTTTGCCGAGCAATTCCAGGCCGCACGGGTCGATCCGGATGCTGGCGCCGCCGGACGGCTGGCGCACAGTTTGCGCGGCTCCTCTGGCAACATCGGCGCCAAGGCAGTGGCGCAGGCCTGCGCTTTGCTGGAACAGGCCTGCCAGGACCGCGAGCCGGCTGCGATGCTGCAAGCGCTAGCGACACAGGTCGAGCTTTGCTTGCTCCCGACCCTGGCGGCTCTTGCCGACCTCAACATAGACGCACTGGTCGCCAAAGAGGATGACCTGCTGGATGACTCGGCATTCAGCGAGCAACTGAACAGGCTCATGGGTCTTTTGGACGAAGGTGACACGGCGGCGCTGGACGCGCTTGCAGAACTGCGCAACATGCCACTTGATCGGGCGTTGGCAGAACGTCTGGCAATGGTCGCGGCGCAGGTGGAACTCTTCGACTTTGATCGTGCCTTGAAGCTTCTACAGGATGAATGAGTTGAGGTAATGAGGTGGCTGCAGCCCCTTCCTGCAGCTGACAGCTTTTGGCCGAAAGCAGCTATTTTTCAACGGCAGCTAACGGCCGAAAGCTGCGTTCACCTTAAACCATTGACCAAGCGATCAATCCTGCCCTCACATCTTTAGGTGTTAATTTCCGGGGCGTATCCTCCCGCATGGGTCCGCCGGCAACTGGCGAAGCAAAGTCAAGAGATTCCCCCTTTTTCCCAGTTGCACCCACCTCACCATCACGCTAACCTCCCCCGGTCGCTGCAAATTCAGCGACCGGGCCTGATAACCCGTTTAGATGCAGGCGCCAAAAGCGCCACGCATTCGTTCAACAACGAACGTGGTAGCTCTCAACCGACTATGGGAGTTTTACCGATGACCGCTACAAATCCGTCTGCGTTAACCACCCTCGGCGTCACCCCCTTCTCTTTCCACTCCGACCAACCGCTATTCCGCGTCAACAGCGGTGTCTCCCTGCATGAAGCCCTGTACCACGCCTCCGACCTCCTCCACGTCGCCAAGCAACTCGCCGAAGATGCAGCGATGACCAAGGAGACGGACCGTTACGCCTGGGCGTCGCATTACTTGCAGGAGATGGTCAAGGCGGTGGTTGATGATGTGGTGAAGGTGTTGGATTCGCCCGGCAACCTTCAGTAAATCGGGCGACAGTAAAAAAGGGCGGCGCTTATATAAAGGCGCTGCCCTTTTTGTGTTTTACCTGGCCGTTTGCGACCTGCGAAGGGCCGACTTCACGTGTTAACCTTGCGCCCATCGCAACAAATGCTGGGCCAAGCGCCCAATGCCGATCAGTTAAGCGACTACGATTGGGCACGATGTTGAGCTTTAGAACTTCAGCGATGCGCGGGCTGCGGCCTGCAGGTACAGCGCGGCGATCCCTTCGCAGCCTCGCTAAGGCTCGACAGCTCCCACATTCGGCCTGCGTCGTTGGAAAGTACGCGCTCCGCAACTGATCGACACTGGACCAAGCGTGCCCTTTGCCCCATCACTTTCAACGAATTTGCTAACTATCTGATGAGTAAAAACACCTCCGATCTGTCCTCCCACACCCCAATGATGCAGCAGTAGTGGCTGCAGAAGTGCCAAGGCCACGTCCTACGGCGCTTACAGCGCCTTACTGTCTAAAACTGTCCCGCGATGTAGCGCCTGTTTTGGCTAATGAAGCAGGGATAGGTAGAGGTAGTTTTAGACAGAATTTTGCAGCGATTTTCGGCCACATCCTGATCGGCTGGTCAATTTTACGAACTGCTTAGCGAGATTGCTGTCTGATTTTATGAATGGCCTCAACAGAGCATTCAGATACCGAATTTTCGGTCGATACACACTGTGTGAAGGGCAAACAAAAGACGAACGGGCTTTCCGATAGTTATTTTTCATTGACTTCATGCGTTGACATATGAAGAATCGCCATCCACTTTAAGTGGACCGTAAATTACGTTTTACGGAGCATGAAGACCATTTCTAGACCAGTTATGGCATTCCCCGGCACCGCCGGGACGAGGAGAAAACCGTGGGACACGCACTGAAAAAAACCGACCGCATCTACATCCCGCAGCGTGATAAATCACGCGTGGCGGAACCACGTTCGGCTGAAGGCGTATACCAGGCTCAAATCGAAAAGGCCTTCTGCACAGCTTTCCATCGTTATGAAAAAGCGTTTGAGGCTCTGGCGAAGGTCTAATTTGTGTCGGCAATGGATCCGTCTGCGCTAAGCGAGCATCTGGAGGGGATTCGCTATCTCACTCCAGACGCTCTTATATGGATCAACAAGCGTTTAATTTTAGCGCAAACCCCAATGGAGCCGTTGGGTGTCCTCAGTGAAGAGCTTCTTCACTCTTCCCAGGCAAGACCTGCGACGCATAGGTACTACCAACAGACAAACGACATGTTCTGTCTTGCTGCAGTGCTTATGGAAAGCCTCATCAAAAACCACTGCTTTGCAAACGCTAATAAGCGAACTGCAGCAGCAGCTGGGTATATTTTTCTCCTGTTGAATGGTTACGAGCTGACCGCACCCAGCGACGAATTTGTCGACATTATGGTAGGCGTCGCCACTCATGAGTACAGCGTTGAAGACCTTGAAAACTGGCTTGCTTATTGGTCGCGGGATTTTGATGCTTCCACCCTTGATGGTCCAAATGACTACATGACAATGTTCGGGCATTTGACAGTAAAACCGGCTTGCTAATCTCTCCCCGGCGTCCTGCCGACGAACACCACTCCCAAATTCGCAATACCTCGACTACTGTGCGCATATACAGTATTTGAGTTTACCCACCATGAAGCTCGACAAAGACACCTGTGAGTGGCTTGGATGCCCTACGCCCCTGGAAATGTACCAGCACCAATGCGCACTGCTCGAGGACGAGCTGACCGCGACCCAGAAGCGGCTGACTGAGGCGCGCCGCAACATTGCCGGGCTGGTGCAGATGTGCGACCTGCTGTCCACCGGCAAGGCCTCGGCCGAGGCTGAACTCAAGATGGCACTCGACAACATCGCCCGACTGAATCATGAAGCGTGGGAATTGGGCGGCAAGGTCCGGTCGCTCGATTCGGTTGCCGGCCAGCGGGATCACCTGCTCAGGGAGAATCAGCGCCTATTGCTGGAGCTGAGCGTACTAAGGGGGCCACAGCCCTGACTCACTGAGGTGCGATCATCTTGTATGCATGCATCTACCAATTCATGATCGCAAGTTCGCCAGTCACCGCTGCTCTCCCCTGCCTCGGGTTGGCGGTGCTGTAGCGGATATCCATTCTCTCCAGACGAAATCCCTCAAATGCGCGCCGGATATCCGGATGGTCGTTGATGCTGACCAGCACCTTGCCCTGGCAGGTCCGCATGAATTCGGCCATCAGCTCGTATTCCTCGAAACCAAATTGGCCGCCATAACCAGCGGTCTGCCAGTAAGGCGGGTCCATATAGTGGAACGTGTGCGGCCGATCGTACTTCTTGGCACACTTCAACCAAGGAAGATTCTCAACGTAGGTGCCGGAAAGTCGCTGCCAGGCTTGTGACAGGTTTTCCTCGATCCGCAGGAGGTTGATCGGCCTGCCGGTGGTTGCGGTACCGAACGTCTGGCCCGTGGCCTTAGCGCCAAATGCGTGGTGCTGGAGGTAGAAGAACCGCGCTGCTCTCTGAATGTCCGTCAGTGTTTCAGGCACCGTCATTTTCTGCCATTCAAAGATCTGCCGCGAGCTGAGCGCCCACTTGAACTGGCGCACAAACTCCTCAAGGTGGTGCTGAACAACGCGGTACAGGTTCACCAGGTCGCCGTTGATGTCGTTAAGTACCTCGACCTTTGCGGGCTCCTCGCGCTTGAAGTAAAGCGCGGCACCGCCGGCAAACACTTCGACGTAGCACTCATGTTCTGGAAACAGCGCCAGTAGGCGTTTCGAGAGACGACGTTTGCCGCCCATCCATGGAACGATTGGGTTTGTCATTTGCGATCCTTCGCGGTTGGTTTTCATTGGGTGATGTTAATTTTTGCGACCACAACTGTAGGTCAGCGAACAATGGCTCTCACATAAGCCTGGCAAGCCCGCAACGCGATCAGTCCTTGGTCGCCGTCGTCGGTGATGCCGATAATTCTTTGAGCATGCGCTGGGTCAAGTTGGGCTCGAGGGGCTGCATGAACCACGCCGACGGCGCCGGGGGCGGCAGGCACGTTGCAGCCACTGGCTGAATCCTCAATGAGGACTGACAACCGCAGATCAGAAGTGGCAAGGCGATCACGGATAACAGCCTGCTTCTGTTTCTCATCGGATAATTCCTTGGTGTGTTGTTGGTCCAGGGTGGCGAGCTGATGCTCGGTGGCCAAGCGCTTGTCTTGCTCGGCCTGCTGCTGGCGCCAGGCCTCGCCGGTGATTGCGTCGAGGTCTTTCTGGTGCGCTGCACCTTGCTCGGCGAGTTGCTTGCCCAGGCGCCAGTCCTGCACCTTCCAGGTGGCGAAGGCTGTACCGGCCATCAGCACCAGGACCAGCAACACTAGGCCACCCAGCTTCTGCACCGGCGTCATGCCAGCACCTTTTTCGCTCGATCCCACAGCTGTAGTCGATCTTCAAGGCCATTGGTGCCGCCGTTGATGCGCCTGGTGATCTTCACGAACTCGCCATTATCAGCAAGGGTGTTCAGCCCATTGATCTTCCAGAACCAAGCCGCCGACGTGGCCGCCCACTGCGGAAGCTCCAACAGTTCGGGCTTGCTGATCAGGTCCAGGCCCAGCGCCTCGCCGCACGCGGCATAGTTCGCCCGGCCGGTAATCTGGATCAGGCCACGGCCACGGAACTTGGAGCCGTCACCCTTAACGGTGTTGCCCAAGTCGGCCCGGCCTTCATAGCCCAGTTGCTGCGCGGTTGGCCCCCAGATCTCGCGCACATAGCGCAGCTGGCCGGACTCATGCCCGACCTGGGCGATGAACGCCGACACACGCAGGGTGCCGACAATGCCGTAACGCCCCATGGCCGTATTCAATACAGGAACAAAAACGCCGGCTTGGCGGCCGGCGTTCGGGAGGATCTGCAGCAACTGCTGCTCGGTGATCGGCATGCTTTTCTCCAGGCGAAAAAAAACCGCTCAAGGCGGCGGTTGCGTTGCAGATGGAGTCAGGCGTCTGCGATGGCGCCGGGTTCTTCTGTCGCCGACTGTTGCGGCATCTCCAGTACGGGAGCATCCGGCACCAGGATGTGCAGCGTGATCATGTGCTTCAGGTCATACGCCTTGCCGTCCTTGGTCACCACCACCGTCAGCACGCCTTCCTCGAACTGAATGTCCACGTCTGCCCGGCTGTCGATCTGGTTCACCGTGTAGCCCCATCCATCATCGATCGGTGGGTACGGAACCATGCCCAGGCATCCTGTGACCTGGTACACCCCCGCCGATTTTCGCGAAGAAGCCACCACGCCCGCGCCGGCGGTCACAAAGTCATAAGTCGCGCCAGTGGCGCCGAGTACGTTTATTGCTGCTCTTGCCATGATCAAATCGCCTTTAGAGTGCCGTCAGCTGCGCGGGTGGTGTTGCCAGTGGTGTAGACCTTTTGCCAAGGCAACCAAGAGCTATTGGACATCACTCGGTTGTATTGCTGTCCATTGGCCCAATCAAAAAAAACCTGCGTACACACGCTTGCATCGCTACCAGCATAAGTTGTAAGCGAACCAGTTAACCCTGACCCGAGTATGATGAATTGCCCGGTAACAGTGCCGCCGGTTCGGAAAAAATCCGGCCCCTTGAACGTGCCTTCAAATACAGCATTATCTAAAGCTCCGACCCCCCCATAACCCACAGTTAACACTCTTCCTAAGGCAGGGTCTTTCGCGTTGGCGACAAGTGCGCGCCCGCCCGGCCCGGCGTACAGCTCCTGAGTCATGGCATTGATCTTTACGCCAGTGCTGCGCGTGGTATCTCCACCGACACCAGTGGGTGTCGCACCGAGATTAATTTCCTGTCTTGGCATGAACTTCTCCAGGCAATAAAAACCGCTCAGGGCGGCTAGTGATTTGTAACTACCATAAAAGCAGTTAGTTAATTGGCTTCGCAAAAACAACAGGAATATAAAGTGTAGTTTGAAGATCGATGCCGACAGCCTGAATTACAAGCCTATCATTTGCATAGTCCCAAACAGCATACATATTGCCTTGCCTAGATGTGCTTCCCGCAATATCCATTGCTATGTTATTAAGAAGCATGTAATCCCCACTTGATAGACTGGACGGAGCTGTCCAGCTTAGTCTGTATACGCCCTGACCGGTTTGAGTTGCGCCTAGATAGGTCCAGTTCGTTAAAGTTCTGGTGAATTGAGCGCATGGCGTACCATTGTCGAATAGAAGCTTGCTATTGGCGTCCCAAATACGAAACCCATATTTAGCTGTAGGCTCTGACTTGAACGCCCCGACAAACCAGCTACCAGAGGTCGCCTGACCTACGATGCCTATGAAAGAAAATCCTGTCCATGCTCCAGCAGACCCACGAACCAAGCAAAAGCAAAGCGTATTCGACTGGGAGGGCCTAACAAAAACTAGCGGTGGCTCATCCGTTGTGATGGTCTTAGAGAATTGCACAAGCACGCCAGAGCCTGAGCCGCTCCACGTTCCTTTCTCAAGTACTACGAGCCTTGAAAATTCAGAGTCGAGAGTCACTACGTCAAAGTTGTTAGTAAAAGTAACACCGTACGGCATCAGCGATACCTCATAACTAGCAGTCTTTGCGGACTATTACCGAGAGGGCCGGTTTGAGTAGCGGGGCACCCAAAATATATGGTAACCCCACCAGAACTGACAACTGGCGTATATTGAATTGATGCATAATTCTGTGCGGTTGTGTCATAAGCTGCAACAGGCACACAAACAGCCGAGTGAGTCGAAGAACTAATTCCGGCTATCGGTATGAATCTACTACGCCCCTGCCCGCTACCAGACTGAACTATCCCAGAGTAGACCACCCTCACTGTAAAAGAAGTTTCATCTAGCTCAAGACTTCCAGTAGCGCTCCAAATTCTAATCCCAGAAGTCATTCGCTTAAATCTCCGATTTGAACCCGCTTAACTCCGTTTACATCCCAGAATCTCAACGAGCGGTTTGTTATAACGGATCGCCCCTGGCCGGCGACGATGCCGTTAATTTCAAAAGTACCGTCAAAGTTCAGCCTCCAACCTATAAGGCCTGGGTCGTAGTTGTTGGACTGGATAAAGCTACCGATCTTGGCGTTCGTAATGCTTGCGTCCTGAATGAAAGCCGATTTTATGAAGGTCTGTCCTCCCTGGACCGCGAACGGCACAGTTCCGGCCTGGCCGATAGCAAATCGATCAGCATCAATAATGAACTGCGACTGCAACCCACCTGGGCCGTTCTCAAGCCCGAGCCCGATACCGGCGTATTTGTAGAGACCTGTGGCGGTTTCGTACTGCATCCGCACAGACCAGTTAGCCGTGATCTTGCCGTCTACGGTTTGAATGGCCGTGGCATTGGTCTGGATGGCCAGGGTGTTGCCACCCACCGAGGTCTTTAGCGTCTCGATGCTGGAGGCGAGCACGCCCTCGCTGCTGGTCCTTGCGGTTTGCTCGGCGACTACTGCCGCGGCGTTCGCCGCCACCTTCACCTCGACGGCATCCGTTTTTTGCCCCTGGACAAGATCACCCTCAATGATCGCGGACTGCATAGACCAGACACCGACATAAGCCGTCTCCGACCCCATCAGTGCACTGTCATCGCCCTGAAGCGGCGGGTTGACCTGCAGATAGATGCCATCTACCCGCTGCGCTGTGGTGGTGACTTTTCCGTCGAGCGTGGTCACCGAAGCCTTAAGCGTACTCAGACCGCTGGCCGTAGCATTCACACCGGTAACGGGATCGTTAACCGTGGCTTTAACGGCATTTAGCTGCTGCGCCTGAGCAGTTATGTCCTGGCCGTGCTGGTTGATCGTCGCCGAGTTCTGCTGAACCTGTGTGACCAGCGCGTTAACCGTCTGCGTTACCGTGCCGATATCGGTCCAGTAAGTTGCGTTTGGCGGCGGATTGTTCGCCGGCACCGGGCCGTTTGCCTGATACAGGTGCTGGCCCTGACGAACAATATCGTTCAGCACATACGCCTTCGACGGAACGTACTCCAAGGCGTCGACAATTTGATCGATCAACCCCTCGAGCTCTTCCTTGGCGGCGTCGATACGACCGTTCACCGAACCTGCGCCTGTGCCATCAATCAGGTCGATTCGGTCCTTAAGGTGCTGACCAAGCGCGGTTTCGTCGATCTGGCCCTTGATCTGCTCAAGGATCGGCCCCGCGTCCGAACTGGACTGACCCATCACTCCATTGACTACCGGATAGAACGGCCCGATGTTGCCGGTACGGTCCACCAGGCGCGCCCAGAAGAACAGCGTGGCGCCTGCCAGCAGCGACTGCATGCGGTAATCGTGTTGCGGATACGCCAGGTCGGCCAGCTTCGTCGCAGCCTGCAGGTTATTCGCCGGGCCATACCACAGCTCGGTGCGCTGGGTATCCTCTGCACCAGGTGGAAAGCCCCACTTGATGCTGATGCCGAACAGCTCGCTGGTGGTGGTCAGGAACGACACCGCCGGCGGCAGGCCTACCTTCCCTTCCAGGTTGGTCAGCACCGACGTGGTAGGTATCGAGGAAACGTTGAGAGCACTGACCGCGCGAACTCTGGCCATGTACTGGCCGGAGTAGATCCCTCGCACGTCGACCATTTGCTCTGCGGTGCGCGGTACCGTGATCCATTCGCGCGCGCCCCACTTCCACTCGACGTCATAAGCCACGGCCCCGGGCGCCGCATCCCACGCGATCGACATGACCGTCACGGCAATGCCCTGCTCAATCACGACGTTCTGGCTGAGCATGACGCGTGCGGGTGCGTCCTGGCTTCCCACTGGAATGCCCGTGATCGGCCGAATATCCACCACCGCCCCGCCGTCGATAGCGGGGAATTTACTCGGGTCGTGCTGGATCACCTCGAGCTGGAACTGGTGCCACTCTGGACGCGTGACGTTGCGGACGTAAAACTGCATCAGTTTCAGGTCTTCATAGTCGAGAATCCAACCGCACTCGGCTTGGGGTTGCTCGCTGTAATCGGCCATCAGCGTGACGTTGCGGCCGGAAACCGACTTCACCACCCGCCCCTCGGACTTGCCGCTGGGCAGGTTCACCATCAACCGAGCGCCGACCGGCACAACGGTGTCGCGATCGAGCGTAACGACTCGACCCGCGGCTGCCGCGATCCGGCCACCATTGTTCCGGCCAACCAGCATAGGATCGGCCACAGCAATGACCTGGCCAGGCTTCGGGATGTCACCATCCAGTCCCACGCGAAAAACTCCGCCCTGTGTCTGCAGCTTCTCAGTGAGTGCCGCCCACTGCCCGGCGCGCTGCGCCTGACCGAGAGAGGTACAGCCGATCGCGCCAACGGTGGTATCGCGGACGATGCCACCCAACTCGACCATGGCCTCATCATCAAAAACCGGCTCCTTGTCGGTCTCGAAGCCCTGGTCCGGGTTATCCCACGACACCATGTAAAGGGTGTGGCGATCACGCGCGCGGGTGCCTTCGTACTTGATGGCGCCGTTATTCAGGATCTGTGTTTGGTTGTAGGTGTAGACCGGATCACCGGGCATATCGGCATTGACGACGATCTGACTCCCGTCCCAATAGGCCAGGCCGTGAAAAATCGAAGCCAGGTCTTGAAGAACGGCATATGCCTCGGCCTGCTTCTGAAAGTACAGGTTGCAGGTGAAGCGCGGCTCCTGGCCGCCCTTGCCGTCCGGCACCATCTGGTCGCAATACTGCGCGATGCGATAGAGCGACCAGCGATCAACCATCGTGGCGTCGATGCGGTCGCCTAGGCCGTAGTAAGGGTGCAGCACCAGGTCATAGAAGATCCAGGCCGGGTTATTGGTGTAGGCCTCTTTGAATGTGCCATCCCAGATGCCGTTGCTTGTGCCGGTACCCGATGTTGCGTAGGTGCGCGTGGCCGGGTCGTAATTGGTCGGTACTCGAATGATGCGCCCGCGCATCAGCACGGCGATCTTGGCGATATCACCGCCGAACGTCTGCGCGTCATACTCGAGGCAACTTACAGCTGTGAGTGGGTATTCCTGATCGCTATCGACTACCTCGGCGATTGCCTTAACGATCATCTGGTCAACGACCAAGTCGGAGTTGGCATTCGGGGTAAGGCGACGCACACGAATTGTCCACCGGTTGCCAGCAGGCAACTCAAGGCGGTGCGCGCGCTCATACTCCGTGATGTTCTTGCGATCAACCGTTGATAGCAGCACCTCTACGTAAGGTCCGTTGTCGGTGGAGATGTCCACGGCGTAATCGATGCGCACACCATTGATGTTGCCGGAGGCGTCCTGGCTGCGAAGCGTTGGCCAACTCAGACGAATGCGCACAGCATCGATCATCGAGTTGGTGATGGCGTGCAACCACGGCGTGCCGAAGACCAACTCTTTCTTAACGTCGATCTCGTTGCTTGATTCCTGTATGCCCTCCAGGCGCTCCTGATTCAGTTCGCCATTGCGGAACTGCCACTTGGCGCTGGGGTAATTGATCGTGCCGTCCGGTGCCTGGACTGCAGTACCGTTCAGCTTGACCGAACGCAAACCATCAACCGGGCCAACGATGGGACCCCAACTCCACAGATAGGTGATTCGCGCCGTAGAGATCGACGGCACGCTGTTGGACGCGATGCTGGGCTGCTTCTGTTTCGCCTCGCCACCCTTGCTGCCGATAACTGGCCTACGCTTGCTAGGTGCTGCGCCGAGCGCCTTCTTTGCTACTGCGCTCATGCGCCCTCCAGAATGCAGAAACCCGCCGAAGCGGGTTGGTTGTATTGGTTGAATCAGTTGTTGTCTTGGGTGTAGATCCCGCCCGACTCGACAGCGCCACCAACCTCTCGCTCGCCGTACAGCAGCGGGTAAGGGTTGCCCTGGGCGATGGTCGTGACCGCGCCCCCGAAGCCGTAGCTCGGGTTGTTACCGTCGTCGTTCTTGCCCTCGGCGCTGGCCTTGGTGGTCGGTGACAGCATTTGCACCACGCCGCCCAGGCCAACAGCAGCGCCAGCGGCGAGAAGGCCCATTCCCAGCGTGGAGGTGGTGCCGCCGGTGAACAGGCCAGCCACGATCAAAACCACGCCGAGAAGCGTCTGGAACATGCCCGCCTGCTTGCTCCCCTGTACGATCGGCTGAATACGGATGTCGCCGGCGACACGCCCCACCAGCTCAAGTTCCTGCTCGCTGACATT